CACAGCTTTTCGTCTATTACTGTTAATCAGTTTGTTAACGCTTGACGTTTCTATTTACGTGATTACACAGCCGAATTCTCTGTGCAAGACAGCAGGGCTTATTCTATTATTTAGGAGGTTTTATCTATGTCTCTGTACTTTGTTGGAATTGATATTTCCAAGTACAAACACGATTGTTGCATTATTTCTGCAACCAATCAAAAAATTATTTCACCTCCATTAGTTTGTAGGCAACTTCAATACGTCGCCTGCGTGAATTGTGTTGCTTGTCAGACCATTCATGGTCTTGATTTCATTGTAGCGGCTGCCGTCGCCCAACTGCTTTGCTGCGATTGCCCAAAGGCTGTCCCCAGACTTCACAGTGTAGGTTCTCATGCCACTGCCCGGAATTGCGATTTTCTGACCCACGTTGATGATGTTCGGGTTTGCAATGCCGTTGTAGCTTGCCAGCTTCTGCCATGTAGTGCCATACTTTGTGGCAATGCCGGAAAGAGTATCACCACGCTTCACAATGTAGACGTCGCCGTTTGTTGGTGTTTCTGGCTTTGCTGGGGTTGCTGGCTTCTCTGGTGCTGCTGGTGTGTCTGCTGTTGCCTTGCTTGCGTAGTCTGGTACGCCATAACCTCTGATATAACGCCCGTTGACTTGCATTGTACGTCTTCCAACTGCATTGGACTTGTTACCCTCAATAACAGTGAAGCCGTTGCCGTTTACACTCTCGACAATGCCCACGTGTTCTGGGTAGCCTGTGCAGTCGCCCACGCCGTTGTCGTCCCAGTCATAAAAGATGTAGTCGCCCGGCTCTGGCACTTTGGCGTCGCTCTCACACCATCTGCCTTTTTTCTTAAATGCTTCAATCTGTGCGCCGCACCCGCATTCTGTCGGCACAATGTCTGTGTGTCCTAACAAAATTGCAATGTATGAAGCAAATGTGGCGCACCATGCGTCAGTATACTTCACGGCGTACCCTCTGGCTAACGGCTTGTGTGCGTTGTAGCCGTCAATGATTGCATGGTGCTGGGCTGTGCCCTCTTTTACACCAACGAAGCTGGCTGCCTTTTCAGCCACTTTTTTTCTGATTTCTGATACATTCATAATGTTTGTACCTCCTTTATTTGTCTTTGCGCTTCCCGAAGTGAATTTGTCAAAATAGGTCTGCCCATACTCGGCACGCTTCTTTTGCACGCTTTCGCTTTGGTCTGCTGGTCGTTCAAACTTCATCAGAATTATATTTGAAGCAGCCAGCACGCTTGAAGCCTTTTTCAGTTCTGACAGTGCGCCCGAATAGTTTCCCGTCAGTTCTTTCATGAGGAAACACAGCTGCATTTCAAGGTCGCCAACCGATTTCCCCATGCTTTTTGCGTATGCAAGCAGCGCAGCTTTTCTTGTGTGATACGTCCACTGCGCCAGTCCGTACCCTGCGGCGTCCCTTGCAAAGTTTGTATATTCCCCACAATCAACCGCTGCCGTGTAACTTTCATCTGTATGGCCCAGCTTCTTTTCATAGCTGTTTTGTAGGTTCTTTGGGTTCAATCCGCTTTCAGCGTGCAAATTTCCCATCAGACCAGCTATCGCAATGCTGTTCAGCCCTTTGGATTTCAGAAAGTTCCATATTTTTTCATCTGTTGTTTTTCCAGAAAGTCCCATTGTTTGCACCTCCTAAAGTTTTGTAAACAAAAAGGCTGCGGCAATGCCGCAACCCTCTGTTATTGAGAACTCATGCTTGAAAAGTCCGTCAGTGTGCCCATTAGTTCTGGGTTTGCTGCTTTGATTTTCAATAGATTTTCCGCTTTTGCTTTCCAGCAGTAGAACGCCACTGCAAAAGCCGTGACACCTCCAACGAATGTCAGTAATACTGACAGCTGGTATATGTCCTTTGTTACTACCACCCAGACGGCTATTGCAAAGGCTATGTAGTAGGTGATAAGGATTGAAAAAATAATCACCTTTGTTGCCCCAAACTTCTTTTCCGGGTGTTCTCTGGCTTCTTCCCTGCGCTTCTGACGCTTTTTTCTCATGTAGGGCAAGTTAGCCACGTACATGACTGCAAAAGCCAGAACAAAGCCGATAACGAAAAACAATATGTACTTCAATGTGTGTTCCTCCTTTCCGGGTCAAGTATGAAATCATTTTCTTTCATGCACTGTTTGTATATCTCTTTTATATACTCTTCTGCCACTTCCACTTGCCCGTTGGTCAACTTCTTTTCTTTGATGTAATTGCCGTATTTCCCGCAAATGTCAATAATGTGGTCAAATTCTTCTTTTGTGTGGCGTCTGTGGTTCATGCAGCCGTTGGCAAATTCCAGTATTTCATACCGCCAACTATCAACCTTGTGGTCAATGAAATCTTTCTGCAATGCGTCCAACTGTTCTTTCATGTCATGGTTTAGTAGATTTCCCAGCTGTTTAATTAACCAGCGCACGGGCTGAACCTTAATGCCCGGCGTCAAGTCAATAACAATCCCTATCCCTGCAAGCCACGCAATCAGACTTTTTACTGCTTCCCAGACGTCAGCTGGTGAAATCGTCTGTACTGTTTGCATTGTCCCTTGTTACCTCCTTTTTGTATGTTTCATTCAGACTTTGTCGCAGACCATAGCTGTCAAAATGCTTCATAATTCCACGATAGGAAGCAACACTGCGGTCAAGCGTTTCTTTGTCTATTTCCCCAGCTTCGTACTGGCAAAATAGATATTTCAGACGCTTTCGCAGTTTCTTTGCAGTCTTCTTCCGTAGCTTCCTATGGGTTGACCATATACGGAAACCCACAAACTCAATACCCATACTGGTTGGACGTATGCAAGTCTTTTTATTCAGTTGCAAACGCAGCTTTTCTGCCAGAAATGCTTCTATTTTCCGCTTGACCTTTTCCAGATACTTTTTATCCGGGTGCAAAATGATTATGTCGTCCATGTATCGTATGTAATAATGCAAGTGTAGCTTGTGTTTGCAGTATTGGTCCAGTTCATTCAGATACAGATTGGCGAACATCTGGGACGTTAAATTGCCAATAGGCAGCCCCACATCACCCAGCATTTCATCAAATGCCACTTCGCCTATGTCTGCACCCAGCGGCAATCCAAACTGGGTATCTTCACAGTTGATTATGACTGATAAGACGTGCAACAAATCTTCATCAGCAATCTTCCTGCTTAAAATCTGCATTAGCACTTCATGGTCCACCCGATAGAAGTATTTTGAAATATCAAGTTTCAAGTAGTAATAGCGTTCTGGCTTTCTTTCTGTCTGCCGTAGCCAGTATTGCAGCTTGTCAACTGCCTTGTGCGTTCCCTTGCCGGTCCTGCAAGCGTAACTGTCGCAAATAAACTGCTTTTCAAAGAATGGGTTCAGCTGTCTGTATATGGCGTGCTGTGCCACACGGTCCTTGAATTGCAACGACATAATCAGTCGCTTTTTCGGTTCGTAGACATAGAAAATGTTGTACCGCCCTACTGTGTAGGTCTGCCAGATAAATTCATTCTGTAATTCAATCAGATTTTCTTCCAGCTTGTGCGTGTACTCCATAACATCTGCCCTATACCGCTTGCATGAAATGGCTGCTTTGTATGCACTAAACAGATTTTCAAAGTCGTATATTTTAGGGAATACGTTTTTTAATGTCTGCATTTCGTGTTTTTCCCCTTTCGTAGTATTCAAAAAAGTGCTGCACAAATTTACTCTGGATACCACCCCATTTCAAACGTGACAAATACGCCAAAAGTTCTGGCTTTCAGCCTTGCGGCTTACTAACTGCCTTTGCAGCAATTCAATCTTTTTCCTACGGTCCCAGAACATCTGGAAGACCTTTGGAACGGAAAAGAACCCCTTTAACCCATACGCACTGGACGTGACCACGTGTGGGCACGCCTGCTGGCAGAAGCTGGGGTGAAGCGGAGCGGAAGCCAATGTTGTTGTTGACGTTAGAACGAGGGTTGTTCAAGTTCACGTTCGACGGACCGCCGTTGGAAGTGTTGTTGAAGCTAGACCCACGGATAGGCACATCACAAGTCCTCTATAATATGGCTCTTTCCCGAATATAAAAAGCAGGCTTTCGCTCGCTATTTACTGTTGCTGTTATTCAATGACTTGTAGTAAGCCCCAATATCGCAGCCAATGTCATTGATTTTTCTTGCCAGTATTTCGTACTTGCGGAATGGCAAGCATGGTTTCTTGTCTGGTTTCAGCTGTGGGTCAGCTGCAAGCCGTACAAAGTGCCGCAGCACGTCAAGTTCTGTGTCAAGTTCTCCAAGCGTCGTCTTCTTGTAGTGCTTGTTTTCCAGCTGAATGACCAAGTGAAACACGTTCAGCATTGCTTCACGTATCTGGTCAGCAAGTTTTCTGTCGGCTTTCGGGAACTGTTCTAATGCAGGGTAGGCATACAGTATCATTTCGTATGTCTTATTTTTCATTCTGAAATCTTCCTGCTTTGCATTGTTCCGTATGCCGTCCAGCTGTTCTGGTGTATCTTCTGGCATAAATTCAAAACCCGCCTTTTCGCAAAATTTTTATAGGGGCTTACTGCCGTAAGCCCCACAGTTTATCGGTTTACAGTTTTCAGTTATTCAACTAAAGCGGAGCGGAAGCCAATGCAGTCGAAGACGTAAGAACGAGGGTTGTTCAAGTTCACGCTCGACGGACCGCCGTAGGAAGCGTCGAAGAAGCTAGACCCACGGAGCGGCAGTCTTTCGCCGTTGTTGCGTGCATAAAATCTTTCATTTCTGTACTTTGCGCTGCTTTCTGGGAAAAGCCCTGCCGCAATCAAAATCTTTGGAATTGATACACCAGATACAGCAGCCACGCTTTTGAAAATCTGGCTGGTGTCGTTTGCGTCTGTGGTTCTGGTTGTAACACTGGTGTTAATTCTCAAAGTTCCGTCGGTTGCGCTGGTTCTGTCAACTTTTAATGTGCCAGCTGTGCCCGGTGCAACCAGTGTTCCGTCTGGCATGATTGCTTTCCACTCTGTACTGTCTGCGCTCATACTGCAATCAGACTTCATAGAATTGCCATTTGGGATAATCTGAATTTCACCATCAAGCAGGCGAAGACCGCTGACCCATTCCCATACGTTGCCGCAAAGGTCCATAATTCCAGACATATCATAATTGTGCGACCATGTGACCGGACCAGAACCAGTTGCAGTTCTACCGCCGCCGTGTGTGCCGTCAACGTATGTGGTGATACCTTTTTCATACGGTCTTTCATAAGCTGAACCCCAGTTTGTGTTGCCGTATGGTACAGTGTTATTCTTCTGACACCAAAGGTTGATTGCTACAAATACGCCGTTCTGGTTCAAGTGCCAGCCCTCACCTTTTTTGCGGCAGGCTGCCAGTGCTGCGTCAAAATTGATGTTCGCTCGTGGGTCTTTTCCTGCCAGTGAATATGCTCTGTCATTTACAACCACGTTAGGAAATTTTGACACCCAGATAACTTCTTTTTCTACTTCGTCCACAATCCACCACGGAAGTACGTCTTGTGACCCCCCAGTGATAAGGTCTGCGTATTTCATTTTAGGCACGCCAACCATAATTGACGGCATACCTAAATCATCAAATTTTACTGCGTTGTTTCCTCCGAATGACGCCACCGCCATTGCTAAATCATCAAAATTAGACATAGTTTTTATACCTCCAATCCCCATAAAATAAGTGTGCAAAGTGACATATCAAAATCAATAGGCACTGGCACTTCTCTAGGTTCTCCGTTTTCGTCTTCGCCATCTTCTATCACATCATATCTTCTGGCAGGAATAATGACTTGCGCTGCGTACTTCTGCGCTCTTCCACCAGTTCCGATGACAATGCCGCCGTCAGCGTCAATGCAAATATCCATAGATACTTCATAATCTCTTTCTTTTGCGGCAAGGTTGATAGATAATTCATCATCACCAAAGGTGATTTTCTTTGTTGTGGTCGCATATTCGATATGCTGACCCGGTGTTTTTTCAACTACCTTGATTTTTGTTGAAGCCATCTTATTTTCCTCCATTTCTTACAACTTCATTGCTGCGGGCTGCTATGATTTCTGCTGCTTCTCTCTGTGCTGGTGTGGCTCTGTCTGCTTCCACATGGTATGACCGCAGCACTTCATTTGTCTGCTGCCGTCTTTCGTCACTTTTGATAATTACATTTGCCATTTAATAAAAACCGCCTTTCACAAAGATTTTGACTTTCACGCTTTTTGCGCTTCCAGTGCTTGCAATTTTGAACCCGTTTTCCAGCTTTTCGCTGATTTTAATATCACCAGCAAAGCCGCCGACTACTTCCAGCACTTCCGTTTCCACTGTGTAGTCCTTGTGGTTGCGGCTCACTGAAAGTGCAACCGCCTTGACGGAATTGTTGAACGGGTACTGCTGGGAATTTGTCAGCGTGGTTGTGATAACTTCCCCGGACATATTCTTGATAGAACGTGCCTGCTGCATGGTCATTACCGCCATAAGTGCTGCCAGTTCCCCGGCATTTGTCACACCCTCTTCAATGTGGTTGAAGTTGGTTGCATTCTGGGGCGTTCCCTGCTGTATGATTTCCCCCTCGACTGGAATGTGATTGATTGTGCCATCATCATTCTTCGTTTCAATGTAGCGGTCTTCATACTCTGTTACGTGGTCTTTCCACATTGTCGCTTCATACATTGCCCTTATACCTCCTTTTCTTCAAAGTTAAATACGAAGCGGTACAAAATGCCCTCCTGCACATTCTTGATGGGCAAATCTTCCGTCTTTTCAGCCCACAACCTATTGTTTTTGTTGTAAAGCTGTACTTTTGTGACCTTGACTTCATGGCTTGCCTGCGGCGTAATCTGGATATATACCGCTACCCTGCCATCTGCCAGACGTTCCCTGCGCTCTATACGCATTTTTGTGGTTGTGCCGTCCACTGTCACTTTTGCATAGGCAATGATATTGTCAATGAAATCTTTGAAATCACTAATTGCTTGCGGTGTCAGCATACTTTCTCACCTCCTTACAGTTTCCGCTTGCTTCCACACGGCTTCACGCTGTATGAAAAGCCTGCTGCCTGCACCTCATTTGATATAACGCCGCTTTTGGTCTGCTGCATGGTGCTTCTGTCTGGGACAGTTCCTGCGACTGGCACATTGTAGCTGTAAGCGGTTGCATTATCAGTCATAACGACTGTATCTGCTGTGTTTGCCCCTCTCTGGCTTCTGTATGGCGTTTCCCCAGCCTTTTTTCGTCCAGTAGGTGTATTTGTATACCCGAACGCTTCAAGGGCTGTTTCTGCGTCAATATGCGCCGTCTGATTGTGAAACATAATGTTTCTATATGGCTTTGTGCCAGCTTCTGCGGAAGTGAAAATAAACCCTGCGGCTTCTGTCCCTACCACAATAGTTCTGGCAGCCTGCACACCCCTTCTGTTTCTCTGGGGATATGTGCCAGCTGCCAGTCTTCCCGTTGCGGGTACTGTATATCTGAAATAGTCTGTGTGCGTTGTTATAACGCCGTGTATATGGCTTTGAAATGTAATGTCGTCCAGATGTGCCGATAGCCTTTTATACATCTTTACGGCACGCACAATGTCTGTCACGCTTGCTGTTATTCTCTGGTTTGTTACGTCGCAGATAATGTGGAAGTGTCCCGGCTCTCCCTCATATTCAAACCATTCTTCAACTTCGCTTTCCGGGAAAAGTGCCCCCAGTGCTTTTTCAATGGCATATTTTGTGCCCATCTTCTTATGAACCTTGACACTGTTTTTCAATATGTCACGCTTTGCAGCCAGTGGGTATGAATAGTCGTACCAGTCCACGTGCAAATCGTATGCCAGAATGTCAACCAGTTCTTCTGGCAGTTCATCAATTCTGGAATATATCAGCACATTGTCTATGCTTCCACTGACTTTCAGTGCTTCTTCCGTGGCTGCTTTTGCCAGTGCAACCATTTTGGGGTCTTGTTGCAATGCCGACGGAAGATACTTTGAAAAGTCAGTATCATAAACGCTGCTAGACATCTTCAATACCTCCATTCAGCACAGTTTTTGTTCCCAGCTTCGCAACGTGTGTTTCTTCAACCACTTTGAAAACTGGCTGGCGCACTTCACAGCGTTTCACCCCTGCCGCCATGAGTAATTGCGTCAGATATGACGGGTTCACATCACGCCCCATTTTTGAGGTCTGCCAAGAAACATATTTGTCAATCGCAGCTTTCGCCGCTGCGTCTATGATTGTTGCACTGGCACTGTTTGGCTGCGGTATGTAGTAGGTCACATCTATGTTGAAAATATCCGTTTCGGGCACTGATACTGTCACAATGTCGGTCAGTGGTCGCACATCATCTGCGTTCAGTGCGTCTTTGATTTCTTTCAGAACCGCTTCTGTCGCTTCCTCTCCATTCTGCAAAAGCACACGGACGTCAACCACGTTGGCTTCCGGGCTGGTCACTGCCACATCTGCAATGGCAGCAGATACAGACTTTGTGAAATAGATATATCCATTTGTAGGACCTGCGGTGCTGAAACTTTCCATGCTTTCACGCATTCTTTCATAATAGCTGGCGTCGTTCTCTTCTTCTGCACCTCCGCTGGTGGCTGTTATGTTTTCAACTTTCTGGTAGTAGTCGTACAAATCCACAATTTCTTTGACTTGCCCTGCTGCCAGTTTGTTTCCTGCCGTTCCGGGCGTTGTGCAAACTGCTTCCACATCTGCAAAAGTGCTTCCAACTGGTATTTCCAGATTTTCAACGGTCTGGAATATCAGAACGCCATCAAAGCTAATTCTTGTGCCTTTTGGTATAATCACCGCTTCGGTCAATGCTGTGGAAATATAGAAGCGGAATATTGCCGAAGCGGGGCTTGCTGGCAATCTCTCCAAATCCTTGAATAACTCTGCCAGACTGTCTAAATATTCACCCTCTGCATAGCGTGGCACATTCTTCTTCGCTGTTTCATTTATCAATATGCGCTGCTGCACTATGATAGCTGCCACCCATGCAATGAAAAGACGTTCCGGGGAAGCTGGGTAGACCTTGTACGGCGTTTCACCCGGCTTCTGTTCTTTCTGTCGCATATACTCATACAAAGCAATCATGTTGCTTTCTATGGTTTCTGTGTCGGTTTCCAAAAACTCAATATCTGGGTAACTTCTTTCACTCATCTTCTTCGTTCACCCCCTCTATAAAGATAATTGGTATCAATGTTCCTTTTAGTGCGTCCTGTTCAAATGTCACTTCTGCTATGTTTGCCCGTGGTTCGTATTCTTCTATCTGGTCGTATATGTAGCCGACCATCATATTTTCTACTGCTGGAAGTGGTCGCCCGTATAATTCGCCCGGCAACCCCAGTCCACGGAACATAGGGCATGAATTTTGAATGGTGTCTAAAATAATTGCAATATTCTGTATAATTGCCTGCTGTTCGTTTGCTGGTGATAGGTCGATATTTTTCAGCAAACTTCCGTCGCCTTTTATAACGTCCATGTCCTCACCTCTTTGGATATTCTTTCATACTGACGTCAACTACTGCTGCCCAGCAGTTGCCCTTGTTGTCGTATCTTTTCATTGTGTTACTGGTTGATAAAATAACCCACTTGTATGACCCGTACACCTTGCCGCCAATCACCAAGCGTTCTGTTATGCCTTTGTTGACCATTTTATTTATTTTCTTAACCTCTTTCAGTGGGTTGTTGCCGTGCATAACAGAAAAAACCATCTTGAAACTGATTGTTCCGGGTTCTGGTCCCAGAAATTCCAGCAAGTCTGCTTTTATGTGTCTGTCGTGGGTTGCGTATTTTGCCGAATTTTTCCACGCTATCTGGTCAAACGTCTTCACTGTATTGTCAGATACTGAAAAAACAAGGCTTCCAAAACTTCCGATTTTTGCCATTTACACACCCCCGATTATGAAGCCGTCGCCGTCGCCGTCTGCAATCATGATACAAAGCACCATTTCTTTGATTTTGGGCAGCCAGTTTGTCACATGCGCTTTGTGGCTGTGGCTCTTTTCTGTCAATGACTGGTTATAGTCAAATTTGATGGTTGTTGTGGCTGTCTGGCTTCCTGCTTCGTCCTTTTCTCCCGGCACTACATATACTGGGCGTTTGATGATGTGCAACGGTCCAGATAGTATGCCGCCTTTATCATCAAATCTGACACGTGCGGTCATTTTGGCTGCGTCCACGCTCTCAACCTTGCCTATTCGTGCTAAATTTTTTAATTCTGCGTTATCTGCCATCAATAGCCCTCCAATACTTGTTTCAGTTCTATGTCTACTGTGTAGCCGCCAGTCAGCTTGTGGGTCGCTTTCGTTATCTTGTATTTTCTATCAAATTCTTGAAATCCTTTCAGCTTCACTGTTGCGCCTGCAACCAGCTGAACGTCGCCAAGCATAGAAAAACTGGCTGTGAATTGCTGTGTGTTCTTTTCACGCAGCTTTTTCTTTGCCAGTTCGTTTGCTTCCTCTGTGCTTGTTACTTTCTCATTGATTTCAAGCACTTGCCCCGTACCCTCTGTGCTGTCTGGTGTATAGTTTCCCTCAATGGTTTCTTTGCTGTCTGGGTCGGTGTATGAAACGTGACAGCTGGTGTATGCAGTATCTGTCAAGCTAGTGCCCAGCTTGTATGATATGTAATCACCGGACCCGTATTTTATTGTTTTGATAGCAGGCTTGCTGTCATACTCTGCGGCGTCGTAGATAACCACAGTCATTGTGGTTACTTTCAAAGCCATTCCAGCAGCCTTGCACAGTTTCTGCAAAAACCTAATATCAGAAGTCTGTATTTGCTCTTTACGCTTATACTTTGGATTGCTTGAACTCTCAAACATCAGCTTCAATCCTGCTTCTTTTGCAATATCTCCGGCAATAGTTTTCAAGTCTGTGTTTTCCCATGCTCTTGACTTTTTGCACATTCGCATTGTGGAAGTGTAGGGAATTGAAGTGCCTTTCAGTTTAACTTTTGTTGGCGGTCCGCTTGCGTCCACGCTGTCAAGTTCAAATGTGCCGCAGTCCAGCACTGCGTCTTTGCCAGTGTCGTTCCAGTTCTTCTGTACTATGCTTGCTGAAATCAGCTTCGGTTCAGATACTTTCTGTATGGTTTCCACTGTGTCTGTGACAGTGGTTGTGGTTGTGCCACCAGTGGTTATGGTGAACACTTGCCCCGGATATATTAAATTCGGGTTCGCAATATTGTTTTCACTTGCAATCTGGGGGTATTTCGCACCGCTTCCCAGATACTTTGCAGCAATGGCCCATAGTGTGTCCCCTTTTTGTACAACATATTTTATGCTGCTTTCTTTTTGCACCTCACGTGATACTTGCTTTGAGGATTTCACAAACTGAGGCTTCACTTCCAGCCATTCCCCCAGCCATTTATCTTCTCTATCATCAAACGTCAGCTGTATATCGTCTGCGTTGTCTTCTTCTTCGTCGGTATATGTGATACTGCTTAAATACTTATTGATGTTTCCGGGAACTTTCACATTTTTGAAGTCCAGCCGTATTTCCACACGGCGTGCCATGTTTTTATTACTCATGCTATGTCAAAAGCCCCCTTTTCCACGGCGGTAGTTCCAAGTCCACTTCGTCTTCCACGTCCGGGATAGTAAGAACTACCCCGGCAGGAAAAACGAAAGTGGCGGCGTGCTTTTTGTTAGCCTTTATCAAAGTATCTGTATACAGTTCACTTCCCATCTGTTCGTATGCGATTTTGTCCCACATATCCCCGGATATGGTCGTATATGTTTTACTCATACTTCTGCCGCCTTTCATTGTCTTCTTTCTCCTCCACCATGTCTTTGACGTCCCTTAGCAGCTTTCTGTTGTTCTCTTCCAGCTTTGCGTCTAAATCGTCCGGGGTGTCGCCATTGACAACGATTGTCGGATTGTTGTTGATTGTTATGTTGTTACTCTTTCCGTTGCTTCCAGCTCCACTTGCCACTTCTGGTGCTGTCTGGTAGTTGTTGACTGTCTGCGCTTGTGCGCCGTCTACCGCTGGCATTGCCTGGACCGTTGCTGCTGTTTGTGCGGCTGCGTTCTGGCTCTGCATAATATCCCGTGTCTGTGACGCCGTGAAAACTGTCATGCCTGCTGCATTGGTGATTAACTCTGGTCCCTTTTCGCCTGCTATGAATGTGTCTGGGGTGTTTTTTGAACCCTTTGCAAGCATTGGAATTTCAGAAATGTTTATGCCTTTTCCTCCAATTCCGGGAACCCAGTCTGGCACTTTCAGTTTGTTCAATCCTCTTATAACGACGTTGACTGCTGATATAATGCCATTGATAACGCCTTTGCATACGGAAACTATGGCTTCAAATATGCCACTGAATATGCTCTTTATGCCCTCCCAAGCCTGCGACCAGTTTCCAGTAAATACGCCAGTTATAAAAGTGATAATTCCACTTAATACCGACATAAGCCCTTGAATTACACCAGTTATGGTCCCAATGACTGTCTGGATAATCGAAAGTATGGTTGGCATGACAAATTGAATTGCGGATAAAATGCCTTGAATTATAGGGCTGACCACGTTCCAAATTGTCGTCACTGCTGTTTGAATTGCTGGCAGCAATGTTGATAAAACTTGAACAACCACTGGCAGAATTGCTTGAATGGCTGCTGAAATTATAGGCAACACAGTTCCAGTTATGAACGTGAATACCTCTGAAATAATCGGCAGTACATACGTTGATATAAAATTGATAATTTCACTGATAATCGGCATTAACCCAGCTATAAAACTTGCTATAACTGGAATGATTGCGCCTATGAAATCAGCTATACTTTGTATGATTGCCATTATGGTTGGGGCAGCCGCTTGAATGACACCGACTATGCCCGGTATAATCTGCGTGACAAGAACTGTGAAAATCTGTTCTGCAACTGGCACTATGTGTTCTGTTACGAACGCCACCACGTCGCTAACTGCATTCTTCACTACCCCAAGAACTTTCACCAGCGTATCAAATACCGCAACGCCTTTATCTCCGAATATCTCTTGAATTTTGTCACGTGCCGCGCCTATGTTTCCATCTGAAAAGACGCCTTTTATTGTGTTTCCTATGTTGGTTACGACTTCAACTACCTTGTCAAAGACTGCCAGTGCTTCATCACCAAAGGTCTTCTGGATAAAGCCCCTTATTTCTTCCAAATGGTTTTTTACCATCTGAAAAACTGTGATAATTGTTGTCACAACCCCGACTACTGGAAGAATTTTGCCTGCTATTCCTCCAAGCGGTCCCAATATGGTTGACCCCAGTTTTCCCAGCGGTCCCAATACTGTTTTTATTGCGTTTCCTACTGGTGCGATTAGTCCAGTTAGTTTGCTGAACCCGCCGCCAATTACTTTGCCAATAGTGCCCAGTGGACTTCTTGCAATAACTCCACCCAGACCAGACAAGATACCGCCCAGCCTGCCGCCTATTGCCGTGAATGGTTTCAGAAGAAATCCCAGCATTTTTGAACCAGTGCCCGTCAAAAGTCCTGCTGCTTTTCCAGCCAGACCAGATATGCCCCCGAATATGGTTGACTTTATGCCACCCAGAAGCCCGGACACTTTTCCTATGATGGTGCTGCCACTGAATACGTTGCCGATTGCCGAACCTACGCCGCCCAGCGCACCTTTTACATTGCTGAAATACTTTAAAACGCCGCTTCCTGCTGTCTTCATTTTTGTTGCAAATGAAACGCTGGTTGCTGCATTTTCAAGCAGTCTTCCTCTTAACCCAACTAACTTCCCAACCAGTGACAAAATGCCGTCCTGTGCTGAAAGTGTGAATAGTTTCGTTGTTAGCATTCCCACTTTCAAAGCCGCCAGTCCTGCTACAACCTTTAGTACAGTTTGTACGACTTTGGGGTTTGCTTGTGCAAACTCTGAAATCTTCGTGACCGCAACCGCCACTTTGTCTGCCAGCTGTCCCACTATCGGCAATAGGTTCTGACCAAGAACAATTCCCAGATTGGCAATGCTGTTCTTTGCCTTTGCCATCTTTGCTTCTGTGGTGTTTTCCATCTGGGCAAACGCTGCGTCTGTCGCACCCACGCTGTCAATCATGCCTTGCACGCTTTCGTTAAAGCCGTCTACGCCGTTAGAAAGTAATGATACTGCTGCTTTTCCTGCTTCTGCGCTTCCGAATACATCAGAAAGACTTTTGCCGCTTTCCTCTGCTGCCTGCTGCAAAATTCCCAGTACATCACCAAGACTTTTGCCGCTTGCCATTAACTCTTTGAAACTGCTGCCAGTGGTTGACCTCAATAACTTGTCTGCCGAAGTTCCCGACTTTCCAAGTTCGTTCAACATACTGTTCATGTATGTTGTGGTTTCAGCTGCTGCAATACCTTTGCTGGTCATTATTGCGTAGCCTGCGCCCAGCTGTTCAAGTGATACCCCGTTTGCATTGGCTGTCGGGATAATCTTACCCATAACGCTTGACAGTTCGGCTACTGTGACTTTACCTTTGTTCTGTATCTGAATTAACATATCAGACACAGCCCCGACTTCATCAGCTGATTTTCCGTAGGCGTTCAGTATTGTGGTCAATACATCAAGCGTCTGGGAACTTTCGGCAAAGCCAGCTTTCGCCAGCTTTGTTGAATTGGTAACAAAGTTTACAGCGTCGGCGGTGCTTTGTCCGGCAGATATGGCGTTGTATACGTCGTCTGCTATTGCTGTTGCTGCTATGCCCGTCTGGTTTGACAGTGTCATTATCTGACCAGACATTTTTTCCAGCGGTACTGCCTGCGTATCTGCTATGGTCCCGACTTTTGCCATTGCGGCTTCATAGTCCTGCGCTGACTTTACGGGACCGGCATACACGGCAGCAGCCACCGCAGTTATAGTTCCGATTGTGCCTGCCAGCTGTGTTTTCGTGGAAGCTATGCTGGCTTTTATTTCCTGCTGTTTATTATTGATAGCCTGCAAGGCTTCCTGCGACGTTTTCAGCTTTTCGTATGACTTTTGCAGTCGTCCGTTGGCTTCCTCCAGATTGTCGGTGTTTATCCCGGCTTCTTTCAGTTCCTGCTTGTAGCTATCCAGTTTTGATGTTTGCTCTTCGATTTTGGCAGTGGTCTGTTGTATCTGGTTTTCATTCTTTTCAAGTTTTTTTCGCAGTGCTTCCGTTGGTTCGCCAGTCTGTGACAATTCCTGCTGTAAACGGTCATGTTCTGCGTTTAATTCAGCCAGCTTCTGTTTGTTCTTTTCGATAGCGGTTGACTGCTTTGAAAAACCATCAATTTTTGATTGTAGGGAATTGACGTTTTTTAGGCTGTTTTGCAACTGGTTGTTTGCGCTAATTGCACTTTTGAAAGTGCTGTTAAAATTACCGCCCAGTGACGCTTTCAGCTTGAAAAGCAACTCAAATTCCTTTTGTGACCCTGCCAAGCTGTTTCACCTCCCTACGTTTTGTTGCGGTTGCGTTCTTCTGCTTCTTCTTTTTCTACTTGATTGATTGTGTCAATCCAGCCATAAAGTCGAAGTATAGGAAGTGACAACCAAAACGGGACGGGCGTGTGTGAAGCCCTTGCCAGTTTGTATATTTGTGCCCTCAAAAATCCTGCTGGGCTTTCTATTCTTCCAAGCCCGCAGCGATTAAAAAACTTCGTGCCTTGTTTTTGATTTTCATGTAGTCTTTGACTGGCAGGCGACGAATATCATCTGACGCCACGCCAGCTGCCTTTGCAGCAAGAATGCACTGGAATGCGCTTGAAATTTCCGGGGAAAGAACATATTTGTTCTGGTCCTGCAATTCTGCTTCCACAGCTTCAATATCATCACCAGTCAGCTTGTCAAAATAGAATGTCAATGTTGAATACTTTTTGCCCTCCATTTCTACTGGGCTTGAAAACTTATGTGTATAGTTCATGCTTTCTTCTTTTGCAGCTTTCTTCTCTGCAAAATCTACTGTCCCGGTTGCCTGCGCTCTTACCTCTTCTTCTGTCATTTCTGCTGCATTTGTTGTGTTTGTTGTATCTGCCATTTCTTTGTCCTCCTAAAAAATGCAGGAAAAAACCAGCGGTTTCCCCGCTGGTCCCTGCTGATTGATTGTTATTTTCCTAATGCTTTTCTGACGTCTGCCAGATAATCTGTGCCATTTATCATGCAAATGAAGTTCAATGGGTCAACCTCTGTAACCTTTTTGCCGTCCAGATACATTGCGTAGTATGATACGGCATATTCTCCGCTTACATCAGCTGTGGAAGCTGACGCCACCTTGCCAAGTGCAGTCTTTTTAGGCTTCACTTTCATGATGTGTTTTACAGAAGTAATGTTTGTCTGGCTGGTCCTCATGTTCATTTGCTGCTGCGCTACACGTAAGTCAATCTTATGCACCCGTGGTTCCATGAGTGATACGGCAGACTTTGTCACAGTGCGGAAGTTCAGTGTTGTGGTCATGGCGTTTAAGTGACCAGTGATGATTTCTTCAACGGTCCCGCCAATTCCTGCGCCCTGCAATTCTTCTGACATATATTCAAGGTCTGGCAATGTCACTTCTGTTGTTCCCAGATGTTCTGTTGCGTCTTCGTAAATCGCATAATTTACTACTAATTCATCTACTTTAGCCATCTTCGTTCACCTCCTACGCTGCAAGCATTTCTTCCAGATATGAAAGGTCATATTCAAGAACAAATTCAAGCTGCTTTAACGGGCTAGGCGGTGTCAAGTAGATGTGGAACTTTGCCTTGCCTGCCATCAAAGCAGTGGTGCTGTTCTCGTCCTCTCTTAACTCAACACGTCCACCCAGTATCTTTTCATCTGCGGTCAGACTGTTCAACCAGTCGTTCATGCCCTGCAAAATTGCGTCAAGCAGTCTGCGGGTCATTTTTCTGTCAATGTATGACCAGTAAGACAGAATAACTGATTTTGCAACCCACTTGAACATACGTGAAATGCAGTAGAAGTAGTCTGCCGGGTCAGTGTTTGCAGGAAAGCACGCTGTATAATCTCCCCAGCTTACAAAGCCGTTGTAGAAGTTTAATGCAGTGATAACCCCGTTGTCATTCAGATAATTTGCCTGCTGCAAATCAAGAATAACTTCGCTGCCATCAGCAAGCACCATTCTGTCTGCCTGCAAACTCTTGTTTGAAGCACTTTCACAAGGTGTGCCGCCGCCGTAGTCCTCTGTGTTGTCAGTCGCAGAAATAAGCCCTGCAAGCTGTGTGGAATAGTTGAAAATCTTTGTCCCCAGTGCGACTTTAGGGAAGCACACCAGTTCCATTTTCTTCATGAAGTTTTTCGCTTTCTTCCACTGCGGAACTTCGGTGTAATAAGTCACGCCGCTTTCCTCTGTGGTGTCAATGTCAAGAACTGCGTCTGCTTCAAAAACTCCGTTGATGTTTTCGGCTTTCGCTGCCATAACTGCTGCCACTTCGCTGTTGTGTGACCAATTCGGACACAAAATAAGGTCTGGAACTGTGGTGTATTTTGGAAATACACTATCAATCAATTCAAGTCCAGTGGTCTTCTTTGTGGAAGCACTGAAACCGCCGATAATATCATCTGCACCGACCATTGTTGCGTCAACTGCATTGTATGCAATCTTTACCGGTCCCGTTGTGTCTTTCAAGAACTCGACAACGCAGTTGGTGTCGTTGTAGAATACGTCATAATCTGTGCCCAGTTCTTTTCCAGTCACTTCTACGCTATCTTTGATTGCTTCAAGCGGAAGCAATGCTTGATTGTCTGCCACTTCAACGTCTGCTGCCGCAACTGGCTTTTTATGTTTTGCTGGGTCAAGTACATTCACGAAGAATACCGGGGAAATCTTGTAAAGCTGAAAAGCTGTATAGATTTCTTCGCAAAGCCCGTATTTCTTCCAGTCGTCTGAATATCCCAACGCTTTCACCGCTTCTTCGTAGTTGTTCGCCATAATGACTTCATTCACCTTGCCATCTACCATCTGCACTGGTGCAGTTCCAACGACAAAATGAATGCCACTTGCTGCAAGCACTGGTGTTGAAACGCTTGTGGCTCTCTTACTTGTGCTAACGCCGTGTGTGATTGTTGCCATCTGTTAGCCCTCCTTTGCTTCATCTGCGGCAATAGAAGAAACAATGTCTGAATAGTATTTGTTCAGAATGTTTCCTGCCGTATTTACTTTGTCTTTTTTCTCTGCCAGCTTATCAATAGGGACCAGCATTTTTTTAACCAACGGGTATTTTTCAAGAACTGGTGCTAAATACTCCTTGATTTCCTTTTCCGTTCCCTCAATGATTTTGTTGGTCTTTAACTGTGCCTTTGGCAATGCCGGTCCGATATAAATTACCTTGATTGTTTCTGACGTTGTATTTGCCGTTTCTACGGCTTTTTCTGCTTCTGCGGTAACTTCTTCGACTGCTGCCGTTTCAACCGCTTCTGGTGCGTCTGTGGCTTTCCTTACTGCCATATTTCTTCTACCTCCCTTTTGATTGTTGGAATACTCCAATTTGTCATAATTTCTCCCATATAATACGGGGGCTGGGTGTCTTGATATACGATATATTCAAGCGGCTTTTGAAGTACAAACCGCTGGTCGATTATCCCGACTTTTTCCAGTTCACTTCTAACCCGCAAAATAAGGTTCAGCACGTGCAACGGTCCCTCTTGCCCATCATCTGAATACACGGCAAAAATGATACGGACTTTGCAAGTGCTTTCGTCTGGTTCTCCTGCTGCCTTGTCGTCAACTCCGTTAAGGAATTTTAGCAGAATGTATGGTACTTTCTGCTGTACGTCGTCCGGCGTTGGCAATCCCATCTGGAATACAAGGGCTGAACGCTCTTTTTCTTCATTGCTTCCAGAACGTATTCTGACTGGCAGCTTTATGTCTGCTGTTTTTTCTTCAATGAACTTTTTCAATTCGTCCATCAGAAATACTGGTGTCATGTCCTACCCTCCATATCCATTCAAAATGCGGTTCATTTCATGAATAATTCTTTCGTTGACCAGTTCTTGTGCTTCTTCTTCCAAGCTGTCAATGATTTCTTCATTGCCTACCATCTGTGCCGCTGATAGTCCCATTTTTTCTTCAATCGGGAAACGGCTTCTGCCTACCCTCTCAAATACTCCCGTGTGACCATTGCTGTTCATTTCAGCAATAAAAGCGTCTTCAAATGGTGTCCCGCTGCCGCCTTTTTTGACTGCCGCCCTCACTTGTTTTCCAGTTGCAGGCTTCGTCGGCGTCACTTTGAATTTATACAGTGGAATTTTCACACCAGAAAAAGAAACATAGCCAGCAAGATTTCCCGTGCTGGCTTTGTTCACATTTATTCTTGTTGCGGCATTCAAAGCAGTGCTGTTGACTGTATATACAGCCTTGACTTGCTTCAAAGCCTGCGTTTTAACTCTTGTCAGTCCTCTGTTGAGGCTTAACGAAAACACTTTTTCCGCACCTTTTGGAATGCCTGCCAGCAGTGTATTTGCTCTTTCGATTGCGTCAGATGTTATTTCTATCATTCGTCAAGCACCACCAATTCAAGAATTATTTCGCCGTCCTCATACTCCGATTTCTCAATCTGGTACATTTCGACGGACCCTGCCACATCTATTTCAATTTGTCTTCCCTTTTTAGGCACAAATCCCAAATCATGATGTGATATGTATACTAGGCAGTCTGATTTATAAAGACCCTCTGCATTGTCGCCACTCACTCTTTGCCGTTCGTCGGCTGCCGTATGGTCAATTATCAGCGGTACAGTATATTTTTTGCCTTGATACCACAGGTCCGTCATGTTTCCAAATTCTCCGCAGCTATGAAAGACTTTCATATCACTGGCAAGCTGCGCTTTGAAGTCCATTAGATAGGCTTTGCGACAAACCAGCTGTCAACATCATGCGGAACGCATAATGGAGCGGAAGAAAGATTGAGAAATCTTCTTGCTGGCTTTCTCTTCGCCCATGTATCAGCAACATACTTGCCCTCAACTGTGCGGAAGTTGCCAGTTGCTTCGTCAATCAATGTGATTGCGCCGTAATACATGGAATAATTAACTGTAGAACTTAAAAGGGCTAATGTGTCAACTGGTACAAGCGGTTTCTCTTCTGGTGCTTCTGGTACGGTCCAGTCGTCAAGATACCACTCGTTGTACTTGTAAATATCCAGACCAATTTCATGAATTGTGCCAATATAGGTCACGCCGTTCGGGAGCTGCTTTGGCTGGATAACTGCAAGATTGTAGTTTTTGACGTCAAGCTGCTTCATTACTTTTTCATGGTTGATGAATGCTTTCGCTACATCAGAACCCATGACGCACATATCGCAGTTGACAAACCCAGTCTTCTGTACTGTTTCGTGCCAACGCTTCAAGTCTTCGATAGGGTCAGAAGCTGCATTGGTCCACTTCTTTGTAGCTGTTGTGATTGTTTCCTTGTTTGTGAAACCAAAGTCAATGATTTCGTTCACGCCGTCGCCTATAACCGGGATAGTTCCAGTGAAAATAGACTGGCAACACATCAACTCTTCACGTCGTGCAATCTGGTCACGAAGTTCTGTGAAATCCTGCGCCATCTTCACAACTGCACGTTCAGCAGGGGTTCTTCCAGAATAAGGATTTTCACCCGGCTGACGCTGTAAAAGGTCGTCAACTGTTGTCACTTTCTCTGGTGCAACAAGTGGCGGTGTGTATGTCTTTGTAGAATAGCCCGTGTTCGGAACAATCTTGCCGCCAATCAGTCTGCTGACGAATGGTGCAACTTTTCTAGTTCCTTTCACAAAGTCAACATCTACATTCTTTGTGACAAAAGTTTCCTCATGTCTGAAAAATGTACTTCTGAAAAATGTACGAACTGGCGGCAGTTTTGAAACAATTCTGCCCATTGTTCGTGGTTCGTAAATGGATACTTCGTTTGCCATTTTTTTAAGTCCTCCTTATCTCAAATAGATGTTAATTTTTCGCAATGCTGGTTTTAAGTTTTCCATCACCACGCCAGATGGCAAGTTGATGGCGTCCTCATAATATTCACCCGTCATGTAGTAAACTACCGGGGCGTTGTTGTCTGCGGCTGCTGCCGTAATACCGATAACGTCGCCGACTGTTTCAGCTGTGACAGCAACAATGTTTCCGTCGCCGTTGGCTGTTATCGGTGTGTACTCTGCCAGTGCCGCCCCTGCCGTTCCAGTTTCTGTGACTGTCGGGAACTCACCAGCAAAGAAGTTTTTAGGTTCTGTGCTTCTTTTTTCGATTGCGTATTCGCCCATCTGCTTGTCCTCCCTTTATTATTTTTCAGCAAATAGCTTGTCGATTGCTGCGTCGAATGGGTTTACCTTGTCTGCGCCCGTTTCTCCTGCTGCACCCTGCACGCCATTTGCGCCAGAACTTTCTGCGTCTGCATTTCTGTTCGCCAGATATGCCCCACCCTGCTTCTTCTGTTCTGCAACGATTTTGAGTGCCATTGCTTCGGCAGAAATAGGGTTTTCAAATTTTGCGTCACTTACAATGTCTTCAAATCCATCAAGTGCGCCGTCTTCGATAGCTTTAATTCTTGCACGCTCTTCGGCAATAGCTTCGTTTCGGATTGTAGCGACTAAATCCGGGTAGGCGGTTTTTAGTGCTTCAACCGTTGTAATAGTTGTGTTGTTTTCCGCTGCCATGCTTTTTTCCTCCTTTTGCGCTGGTCTTTGGTTTTGGGTTACTGTTGCACTATTATTTATTAAATTACCCGGATTGTGCGGGCTATTTAATAACTGTTTTGGTAGTGTCTTATAGCAAGACACGTCAAGTGGTATGGAATTGACCACGATTTTTGAAGAGTTTTCAACAACTGTGCTGGCTTCTTCAAACATCAATTCGTCGCAGAAACCATTTTCCACAGCCGTTTCACCAGTCCACCATGTTTCATTTGACATTAGTTGTTCAATGTCTTCTGGCTTCCTGCAAGTCTTCATGGCGTATGTATTTACGATTGACTGTTTTATAACCTCCAATTCGTTTGCCATTTTCTTGAACTCTTCCGCTGTGAAACTGTTATAAACTGTCATAGCCGGGTCATGTATCATAAATACGCCATTTCTGGCTATTTTGATTGTGTCGCCAGCCATAGCAATGATTGTAGCTGCCGAAGCTGCCCAGCCATCAATTTTGACAGTGATTTTCGCTGAATGGTCTTTCAATCTTGTGAAGATTGCGTTTGCCGCAAATACATCACCGCCGCCGCTGTTAATTCTTACAATGATTTCTGGCACATCTCCAATAGCTGCCAAATCTGCGTTGAACTGTGCTGGCGTTACTCTGTCAGACCACCAGCTTTGCTGGCTGCTGATAGAACCATAAAGTAATAATTCCGGGGGCTGTCCCGGCTGCTCTGGTATGACAATATTCCAGAACTTATTTTCATTCTTCCCCTGCGGGTTGTCCTGCTGCTGGTTGTTTTGCTGTACTGTTGGCAATGTCTTTCACCTCTTTCAATTTTTCTTCTTCATGTTTCAGTTGTTCAATGTTCGTGTAGTAGTCGCCGCCCGTGATTTCCATTGTTTCCATACTTCGTGTTGAAAATCCGTTCTGCACTCTCTTTTCTGCTGCCGATACCTCCTGCACTGGGTTCAGCATTCCCCTTGCAGGTCCGTTCCACTCTGCTTGACAGAATGCCTTGTGCCTTACCGGGTCAGAAAAGAAGCCCGGTGCTTTAATTCGCCCTTTTGCCACCGCTTCCGCAAGCCATTCTTCATAGATAGGCTGGCAGAAATCCTTTGCCAACCAATCACGATACATTCTGAACATTTTCCATGCTTCTTCTAAAGCACCCCTGCTGGCTGAATAGCTGGAATTGAAGCACTTCATAAGCAGTTCATAGGGTATTTCAAGTGACGCCCCTATTTGACGGCATATAGCTTCCACGAAGCCACCGAAGTTTGCGTTTGGTCTTCCGGGGTTCGTGTCGTGTGCTTTTTCACCCTCATTCAGTTCAATTACTGCACCGGGTGCAAGTTCAATGCTGGTTTCGTCTTCTGCGTCCACTTCCTCTTCTTCTGGTATCATGGACCCTATGGCGTCCCCGTCGCTTCCGTCGCCTTTTTCAATGAATACGGCAAACAGACCAGATACAACCGCTGCCACAAGTTCAGCGTCTGTGTATCTTCCAAGCTGCTTCAATGCTTCGATAACTGGGGCAAGGAATGGCACGCCACGTCGCTGTCCTATCCTTTCTCTGTTCATCAGATGAAGCACGTTGCGTCTTCCAGTTGTTCTGCCGTATGCTTCAACCCTCTGCCAGCGTATGTCTGTATATGCAGCCGATAACGGGTGATGGTCTGATATGTGATAGGCTACGACTTCGCCACTCTGGTCAACCTCTACACCGCCTACAACTTTGTTGTCCAGCGTATCGAAGTTATCTGGGCTTGATAATCTGTCAGCTTCTATCAGCTGTATTCGTAAGTCATACGGCTGGTTAATTCTTTTCTTGACTGGCAATACCGCCAGACAATCCCCAGACATTAGCCAGTTGATGAATGCCAGCTGCTGCAATTCATAAAAACTATCAATTCTTTCCATGTCGCAGTCTGGGCTATCTGCCCACAATCTCCATTCACGTTGTATTTTATTTTCCAGTGCCTTTGCGTCTTCCGGGGACATTCCCAACGCTTCACGGTCTATAACTGGTTTCAGATAAAGTCCACGGCCCACAATATTTGTTCGCATGGTTTTAATTGCGCCGTTTGCTATCGGCGCACCCATATACAAGTCACGTGACCTTTGACGCAGCACGGAAAGATTGTCTTCTATGTCCTCTCTGTGTGAACCTCCCCCATGAAGCCAGCCTGCAAGTGATTTTTTGGTTGTACTTGCGCCATAATTGCTGTAACCGCTATTCAAAATCTGCATTTTCTGTCTTGCCACAACTCTTTTTAGTGCTGCCTGCGGTGCTATTGTGCTAATTATGTTGTCAAGTCTTGTAGCAAATCCCACTTTTGTTTCACCTCCTATGCTGGTTTTGGGCATGAAAAAAGCACCTTTTCCGGGTGCTTTCCTCTCGTTTTTCACTTTGCCTTATACATATTATAGCTTAAAAAAGCGGAAATGGCAGGCAATGTTCCTGCCGTGCGCTTATAAATCACGTGGAACGGCACGCCTTACACGATTTCTGCCGCCCGTTTTGGCTATATTTTCAAGCTGTGATACTTTCTTTTGCCAATAGTCAATAGACTGCCTTATTTCGCCCAGATTGGCTTTTGTCATGGTCCTGCTGCCGATAGTGTATGACTGTGCGTTTGTGACCGCCATTTCTGCTTCCAGCCATGCGTCAAGATGTTTCTGTGCTGTCTGTAATGTTATTGCTGCCATTATCTTATACCTCCGCTAACTTTTCTACCCCTGCGGGTCTTCTTTGCCCCTGCTGGTGGCGTTGTCTTGTTTGTTTTGTCTTCTGGTTTCTTTAGTGGCAAACCAGTGATTTCTATTGCCGCCGTTGCATAATTTCGGCAGTCAAGGGCTTCATTTCGTTTGTGTTCTCCCTTGTCTTTTAACTCCCATGCAAAATATGGTCTGCCCATTTTGTAGTGCATGACTTTCTTTTCGGACGTCAACCCTTTGAAGTATTTTTCGTCATATCCTTTGGCTTCTTCTTTGGGGAAATGACAAAAGCCTGGACCCTCTTCGGTTAATTTTAATCTATCCATCAAAAGTGACTTCCCGGTGTCAACTCCAAGTGTGAATAGGTAGGTATTTTCACGTCCGGTCTTTTTGGGTTTCTGTATGTATGCTGCTGCGCTGTCGTTTGAACCTTTTACAGCAAAGACCCTGCGGTTGAACCGAAGTTTGCAAAACTTATACACTTGATTGGTTCTGTGACCGCCACTGTCAATACACACGCACGCCAGCTTCATTTTCGTGCCGTCTGGCTTCTCAAATGTCTGTGTCAAGAATGCGTCAAGGTCTTTCCATACTTGATTATCAATATTGCTGTTGTCCCCGTATATGATAGCATACTTTATTCCCCAGCTTTCGTACTCTGGTCCCCAGCCTACAACTTCAATTTCAAATCTATCGTCCTGCGTATCTACGCCAGCTGTTAAATACATGACTTCTTCCGGGACTTCGCAGTTGTATTTCTCACGACGCTTCAATAACTCGTCGTCGTCCATTGTTTCGCCCTCTTCTTCCCATGTTTCCCCCATTTCTGTATTAGTCCACACTTTCAGAAGTTCCACATTTCCTTTTTTCTTCTCTTCATTGGCAACAATGAACTTTTCTACAACCTCACGCCACGTGGTCAGTGTTGAAGCAAGCGTGTTCAGATGAAAGCCTTTTACTGGGTTTTCGGGGTCTTCATGCGCAAATTTTCCCTCAATAAAATGCTCTTTCCACTCAACTTCACTGGATATGACGCCACATTTGCTGCATACATACTTGATTTCTGACAGGTCCTCTTTATCAAATACAACATTCGCCCATACAAGAGGTTGCAGTTCCCCGCAGCACGGGCAGGGTGCGTTCCATTCCCCACGGCTGCTGTTTTGATACTCCACTTCAATTCTTGAAGCCCCTTTGACTGTCGGTGTTGAAATATCCACTTGCTTTTTGTTCCAGTATGTCGTCTGGCGTTTCGTGACCAGCAAAAGCGGGTCGCCCTCTTTTCCTGCGCTGGCTGGGTATGCGTCTATTTCATCTGCCAGAAGTATTCTGACAGTATGGCTTCGCAGACCAGTTGGGCTGTTTGCGCCAGCAATGGTGATAAATCCGCCCGGAAACACTTTTTGCATGATGGTGTTGCCACTGGTTCTTGATTTCTCGTTTATAAGTTCTGCCATAACCGGGGTATCACGTATCATGGGGGATAGCTTTTCTTTTGAAAACTTTTCTGCCATGTCGATTGTGGGTTGAATAATCATAATCGGTGAGGGGTCATAATGTGTATAATATCCAGTAGGGTTCAGCACCATTGCGTCGGTTTTTCCTACTTGTGCAGCCGACATTATGACCACTTTTTTGATTGATATATCCGTTATGGCGTCCATTATTTCTTTCTGGTATGGTGCTTTTGCTGTTTTCCACCGCCCCGGCTCTGCGCTTGAACCTATGGAAAGACGTCTGTATTTGTCTGCCCACTCCGACAAACTTAATTCCGGGGGTGGCTTTAGGCGTTCAAAAATACGCACAAACAAATCATGTGTGCTTTTCTCCATTGTCCTTTTCCTCCTTGCCGTTTTCATTGCACCATGCGTCGAAGTCAGCCAGTTCTTCCAGTGCTTCGTCAATGGCAGCTTTCAGCAGTTTGAATATTTCCGTCTGGTCTTTTTTCTTCGCCAGCGTTGGTCCCAGCTTTGCTGGTATTGCCATCAACCTTGTTTTGAATTTTATGAGGGTATCAACCATCACTTTTTCTATATCCTCTGTGGTATGAACCTCATTTCTTCGCAGTTGCAGTTCCAGTTCTTCGCTTTCCCTCTTTACTTTGACCAGCTTTGCACGCTCTGTCGTGTAATTTATCGTGTCTTCTGCCTGCGGGTTCTTGCCACGAAGATGATTGATATATGCGTGGTTGGTTTCTTTCAGCTTATACAGTCCCGGTCTATATTCAGTTATGATTTTATCATCACGCAGCTGGCGCACATATCGTTCCGACACGTCCAGCATATCTGCAATGGCTTTCGCCGTATAAAGTTTCAAGAAATCACCTCGTTTTTTGTGTCCGAATTGGTCACATTTTTTCAGCTTTTTAACCTACACCCCCTATAATTTTTTCCCGGAAAAATCGGAAGTGAAAAAATAATTTTTATATCTGGACGACCTTTGGGCGTCGCCGTACCCGCAGTGCTTCCAGACGGCTGAAAGAACCTAGTCTATCTGGTCAATTATCTGGTCTACTTCGCCAGTTGCACTGTCTGTTTCGTCGTCAATCTCTATTTCACCAGTCAACTTCTGCTTTGCTAATGCAAACTTCTTTTCTTCCAGTGTTAAGCGTCGCTGGTCCAACTCATACGCCTTGATACTGTCAAGCTGCTTGATGATACGCCCATGTAGTCTGTTCAGTTCTGCTTCTACTTTCATTGCTCTGTCGAATGGACTTGACTTAATGACAGACTTCATGGCTGTTTTGAATTGCTCTGCGTCTTCTCTCTTGCTGTCGCCCTCTGGGTCTGGTGTGCTGGTCTTCATGCCCATGTCTTCTTCTGTGGCTCTTTCCTCCACACTCTTTGGGACTATCATGTGTACTATCTTGTCAGTATAGAAGCCGCCCTTGTCAGCTGCTTCATACTCATGTAATAGTCCCTCTAGGTAGGCTCTACGCACGTATAGGGCTTGCAATTCCTCCATCATCTGACCCATAGCGTCAGTGTTTTCAGAACTCAAACCCTTTATTCTTTCCGCTTCTGCGGGGTCTATGTCCTCATATCCTGCTTGTGCATACGCCCCGTGTGTTACGGCGTTTTTATTCCCTTGTTTTGCAGGGGTTTTTCCTGCGGCATTTTTATTGCCTTTTTGACCGCCCCTTTGTTTAGGCTTGTTTTTTAGCTTTTCTTCCCAGCGGTCTTCTGACTTCCACTTTCTTATGCGTGCTTCTGGAACGCCCGCAAGCTGCGCCAGTTTTGCTGTGCTTATTTCTCCGTTGCTGTCAATGTACCGCTGCAACGAATTGTCCCTTTCCGGGTTTCTAGGTCTTGCCACGTTATCACCTCTTTTCGTTCGTTTTCATTCTTTCCATTCGGAACTTTTACGGAAGTATATAAAATTATGGGCTTTGAAATCAGAAAAAACAAAGCCCATGAATGCAATCAGATGAAATCAGAATGCACCATTTTAGCAATTCAGCTGATACAATTATAGCATTGCAAAGCAGGCAATAGCAGGCAAATAATGTTCATGCTGATATTTCAAAACTGGCAATATAGATGTTTTTCTGAAACTTTGGTATCAGGCTTCCGATTGCCTTGTCCCGTATGTTTCTGCACTGCCTTTCTGTGTAGTGATTGCGTACCGAAACTTGTTCCCATTTCAGATTGTTGATGTAAAAATCATAAATCACGCTTTTTTCTTTGAACTCTAGCCGTGAAATTTCACGTATTATCTGCGCTTTCAGCTGGCAAAGTTCGCTGATTTTCTTTTCATTCTCCTGCATATTTTCAAGAACTCCGTCCGGCACGTTCATTGCTGCGTTTTCTGTTATTCGTGATATATTATTTTTCCCATGTGGTAGACCGTCGGAAGCAACCGCACCTATGGTGTTGTAGTACGTGTCTTCGTCGTTCTTAATCAATTTGCGATAGAAGCTGATTTCACCATCAATGTTCTTGTAATATTCCAGTATTGCTATTACTCTTTCTTCCTCCATGCTTTTTGCTGCTGCCATGCTGCCCGTTCCTCCTATAATTTGAATTGCTGCGGTCTTTCCCTGCTGCCATCTGATTTCTTCTGTATTTGCCCTTTTATACCTCTTCTTTGTCCCTGCTTATTGCATAATTGAACATATATTGTTGAATGACCCCGACAAATCCTGCGTACATATCAACCGGGAATTTGCCGTTGTATTCCTCACGGATAATCTTGTTTATCCATGTATCTTTTGGCAGGCTGTCAATTCTATGCAGTCCAAAAAGCATGATACAGCTTGCCACCTTTGCGCCTATTCCATAGATACTTTTCAAGTAGTTTTCAATGTCGCTGTCTTCCAGTGTTTCATCTGTTAAAATATCCAGATTGATTTCCCCGGAAAGAACATTTTCAACCAGCTTTTTGATGTATTTATCACGATAACCGAAGCCCAGTGCCTGCATTGCTTCTTCGTCAATCTCTTTCATGTCTTCTGGTGTCGGGAACTCATGCCAGCAATAGCCGTCGTCTTCCATGTGTCCTTTTCCGTAAAATTCGCATAACCCCTCAATAGTCTTCTTAATGCGTGGTATGTTGTTATTCTGGGAAATCATAAAAGACACGATTGTTTCCCAAATATCCTGCCGCAGAATGCGTATGCCGTCGCCTGCTGCCACCGCAGCTTTCAGAAATGCGTCGTCTGGGTCTATGTGGTCTATGTAGTATTGATAATTGCTATCTAAATCAAAATACTTCTTCCAGATTTTGTCATACTCTTCCCAACTGCACGACATTTCAACTTCACTGCTGCCCATCAGCTTTTCTTGATACACTTCCAGATAGCGTCCGTGTGCAATTACTCTGAATGTGTTTGGCTTGTCCGGGTGTGGTGTAATTCTGAAACACTGCCCGGAATTAGCAATCTGCTGTATATCAAAGTGCTTTAGGTTGTAAAGCGTGATTTTGCCGTTTTCTTCTTTTCCCTCTGCTGCCGTGTGAAATCCATCAAAACTCATGCTTCTTCCTCCTGCTGTTTGTCCTTTGCTTTTATTGCTTCTTTCAAAATTTCAATTAGCTGACTTTTTGTGAGTTTTTCCCAGTTTCCGTAGCTGTTCAGTTCTCTTTCCAGCCAGTTTCGGCACTCTTTGGCACTCTGTCTTTCTTCTCTTTCATTTTTCAGCCGGGTTTCTGCCATTTCTGCTGTTGAAATCAATGTGTTGCGTTCCTGCTGCAACTTTTCAATTTTTTCATCTGCTATATCAATGTCGTGCTGCAACTTTTTGATTTTCTCTTTTGCTTCTCTTTCTCTTTTTCTCCATTCGTCGGCTTCGACAACTGATAGTTCATATTTCTTTCTATTTTCGCTATCATTCTTTTTGATTTTCTCTTTTAGTTCCTCATTTTCAGCTTTTAGACGTCTGCTTTCTTCCAAAATGTCAACCAGATGGGCTTTTATGCTGTCTACGCTGACATATTCACGCAACCCCATCATTTCTTCTGGCTTCTGACTTGCTGTAATCTCTCCGCAGTTCCAACTTTCCAACTCCCGCTGTTCTTTTTTCTTGAAAATTCCAAACATCTTGATACCTCCTAATCTTCCAGTTGCAATTCTTTGTCTGCTAAAATCTGCAACATTTGTTCTTCTGTGGCAATGCAGCCATTCAGTTTGGTTATCTCATACACCATCATGTGTTGCTGTGTTGCTCTGTTTTCATATTTGCAGATAATATCCATCACTTCATCTTCACTGATAAGCCGTAGCCCCACTGCTGCCACCTCTAATCTTCGGCATAATAGAAGCAGTCGCCAGAACACGTTTCTTCGCCCAGCGGGCATTCTTCCAGGTCCAGTGGGCTTCTTCCCTCTTCGTCTGCTTTGCATTGTGCGTTATCTGGCAAGCAATACACTTTTTCGCCATCTTGAAACATATCAATCATGTTGCACCTCCCCCAGAATAATTTTTCTGAATAGGCTTTCAAATATCGTCACCACAATGCTGTTGCCTGCTTGATGGTATAATGCCATTCTGTATCTTCCTGCACGTTCCGTGACGCTCTCTGCTTTGTAATAATCTTCGTCGGTATATCCCATCAGACGCCAGCACTCTAATTCTGTTAAATATCTATAACGCCCATTTCCGCAGTCAATCACTTGTGCTGGGGTTCTATCCTGCCTTGTGGTGATGGTGTAGGCATAATCTTGAATGACTGTTGCCCTTTTTATCCCGGTATGACCAATCACGTTGTATACGCTGGGCTGTGTTACGTCATATACTGGCGGTACTTCGTCGTTATCCAGAAGAAATTCTGAAATATCTTTCATAGGCGTTCTGATAAGGTCTGAAAAGTCGAATTTTTCACCATTCAAAACAGAAACTGTGAAAACTCTTTCCCTTGCCTGCGGTATGCCAAATTCTCTGGCGTCTAATATCTCATAATTGCTTGTATATCCCAGCTTTTCCATTTCTGAAATGTATCTGTTAAAATTTGCTTTCATGTGTCTGGAAAGAACATTTTTGACATTTTCCCAGATAACATATTTTGGTTTCCATACACCCATATTTTGAATGATATGTACTGTTTCCCACATCAGACTTGACCTTGTTTCACTTCCGGGTGTAGCCCCTTTTTGATAGCCTGCAATGCTGAAATCTTGACATGGGCTGCCATGTATCAGAATATCTGGTTTCAAGTTCCAGCCAACGACTGACTGGGTCTTGTAAGCCAGTTCATCTTCAAACATGGCATTGTATGTTCTTACTGCCTTTTCGTCTATTTCCACATAGTCAATGGCTTTGGTTTCAATGTTTAGATTTCGCAGGGCACATCTGGGGGACCCTATGCCCCCAAACAGTTCTAATATCTGTACCACTGTCTACACCTCCTGCAAAGCAATGACACAATACCCGGTATCAAGTGCGCTGCTGGTGTTTTCGTCGTCCATACAAATGATTTTCATATCAACGACATTCCCAGTGGCTCTGCCTGCCGAAAACTCAATCAGCTTTACTGTGTCGCCTACTCTGAAATTGTCATTTCTCAAAATCATGTATGGTCTTGTATGTTCAATGCCGACGGCTTTCATCTGGTCCGGTGATACTCTGATTGACTTTTCAGCTTTGTTATCAGATGGTAACTGCTGCATTTTCTCTTCCTGCTGCTGTTCTTTCAGCTTTCTGGCTGTTTCTCTGTCAATGCCTGCCTGCTCTTCGTTGTAACGCTGTTCGTCGGTTTTATACGCTTCTGTGCGGTTCTGATAAGCATTGCAGCTGGTCACTGTGGCTTTCTTGTCGTGGCACTCTTCATATCTGGTGCAGCTGTAACAAATCGAAGTCACGCTTTCTGGCTGTGGGTCAATGTATTCTTCTTTTGGTTCTTCTTCCTGCTGGTCCTCTTCCTGCGGTTCTTCGCTTTCGTCGTTGCGTGCATGGTTTTCATTTTCATGCACGTTAGTTTCTTCTTTCTCTTCCTGCTCTATCTGGTCAAGGTTCATTTGTCCGGGTATCTGCTGTGCTGCTTCCTCTGCCTTTTTCAGCTGCTTAATATCAGACAGTGTCAATACGTCATTTTCTCTGAATAACTCTGCTGCCTGCTTCTGGTAGTCTTCTGGAAGCCCAGACGCTTCATATATGACCGATACGCCAATTCTGTTGGCTTTAAATTCTGCCATCAGTTCTGGTATCAGATTGTTGTATATGGCTTTATATCTTCCTGCCTGCGCTGGTGATGTTTCAATGATTTCTGCCAGCAAATCACGGGTTCTGCCTTGAATGTTCATGGTTTCTTTCAGCTTCAACACAAGGTCTTCCGTTTCAATGGCTTCTGTCATTTTCTCCCAGTCTGTCTTCTCTCGGAAGCGGTTCGCCATTATCAGTGCCAGTTTATCCAGTATGGCGTTTTTCTCTTCTCTTTCCAGAATTGGCACATATCTGAACTGGTCTTTCCCCTCTTCCACCAGCTGCATGACTGCAAGACGGCGTCTGTGTCCTGCTACAATGCGACGCTTTCCGTCTTTCTGCTGTGGTGTTACCAGAAGCGGTTGCAATACGCCCATCAGTTCAATGGACTGTTTGAGGTCTTCCACGTCTTCCACGCCGTAGAAATTGCCCTTTGATGGGATAAGGTCGTATATATCAGCCATTGCCTGCGTTTCTGTTGCCGGTCCCGTCTGTGCGTCCTCCACGGCTTTTTCAGCCGTGTTGGGTAATGTTTCTTCCTGCGTCGCTTCAATAGACCGCTGGGTTAATAACTGCGTTAAATTGAACTTTTCCTTTGCCATCTTTCTTCCTCCTTACGTGTCCGAATTGGTCACATTTCCTGCCTTTTCATGTACTCTTCAACAAGTGCTTTATAGTCTGCTGCCGCTCCACATCTGCTGGAATACAAAATAATTGGTTCACGTGCAAAGGTGCTGGGCTTCATCTTCGGTGTTTTTCTGATATGTGTGTCAAATACCGGGTATTTTTCAAGGCTCTTCAAATACTCTTCGCCCTGCTGGTCTGCTTCATTGGTTCTGTCGAACTGGGTCACGAAGCAGCCAAGAAACTTCAATTTCGGGTTAAGGTCTTCACGGGTGTTGTCAATCTGTTCTTTCAACTCTGCCAGACCATCTATTGCAAAATCATCAATGGTTATAGGGACCATGACACTGTCTGACGCCACCAGCGCATTGATTGTGGAAATGTTAATGTCCGGGGCGTTATCAATTATGCAGAAGTCGTACTGGTCGGCTACTGTCGCCAGTGCTGTTCTGAAACGTGTCTGCTGTGGTCGCTTCTGGTCCAGCATGACTTCCAAATTGGCTGTAAGCAAATTCATATTCGCCGTGATAATGTCAAGCCCTGCATACTCCGTGTGCTGGATAACCTCTGCCATATCCACGCCACGTTCTGTCATAACCTCTGCCGTGCCCTTGTGGTCATAGCTGTGGCGGTTCAGTATCTTGCTGCTGTTGCCCTGCTTGTCATTGTCAATCAGCAGGACTTTGAAGCCATGGACTGCTGCCAGAATGTGCGCCATGTTTACGCTTGAAATGGTCTTCGCTACGCCGCCTTTTAAGTTGATAATTGATAATACTTTCATGGTTCTACCTCCTGCCCGTTTTGCCGTTAGCCCAGCTTATATTGATATTGCTATTTCATAATCTTGATGTTGTACTGACCGCTGCCGTTGCTTCTCTCCATGATGATTGCCAAGTCGTCGCCGTGGTAAAGGTTCGGTATTCTGCAATCTCTGTGGATTGTTACGCCCTGCACGCTGTCCCAGCCGCTTGACCGCTTTGTTTCGGTCAACGCTTTAATTGCTGCGTTGTATTTCTCCAAGTCCTCTTTTGCGTAGATAAGAATTTGATAATCACGTTCTGCAATATAGTTTTCCATGTCGTTTCCTCTGTTTCATTTGATACTTGCATTATATACTTACGGAAGTATAAAATCTATTGACATTTCTCACAATCTTACGGAAGTATATTTGTTTATTTTGTATACTTCCGTAAGTATTCAATTATTATCTGCCACGCTTTTTCAGTTCCTTGTCGAACATCTGCACTGGCATTGTCACTTTCATTGGCTTGTACGACCCCTTGCCGTCCAGTTCATACAAAAACTGCGTTTCCCCAGATTTCAGATAGTGCATTGTTGCAATGTCTGTGACAGTTGCAATGCGAATATCCTTGCCACCGACCAATACTGTTGTGTGCGGCGGTATATAAAGTGCTTCTGTCTGCTGCGCCTTGTTATCCAGCTTGATTGCTACTGTGTCCCCGATTTCCAACGGGCATACTGCGTGAAAAAATTCTGCTTTCATTTCTTTTCTTCCTCCTGCTGTTCTTCCAGTTTCTTTTTGTTCTGCTGCCTTATGTACCACCCTGCTTCACGAATTATCAGAAGCATTAGAAGCACAACGCCAACTATCACAAGAAATAATATTGACCCGGCAATCACTTTGACTGCTTCCCAAACTACTTGAAATATCTGTGTCATTCCTGCTGCCCTCCTGCTTCCGGGAAGAACTTTTCTGCGTCTGACACAAGCACTGTCTTTCCCTGCTTCCTCATGTTTTCCCTTGCAGTCTGCAACGCTGGCTTCAATCGGTTGATTGTCTGTAACTGCTGTGCCATCACATTTCTGCTTTGCTGTGGGTGCTTCTCATTGATACGGTCCTGGACCATCTGAAATACTTCACGCTTGCTGTTGCAATGCTTCTTGTGGCTCTTTTTTCTCTTCTTGTTTCCTGCCATGTCCTATTCCTCCATCAATAAAACTTTTTCTGGTATCTGCTGCCCTTGCTGGGTCTGTTTGCCCTCTGGTATTTCCTCTGGCGTCCCCTTTGGCGTTCCTGCCGCCTTGCTTCCTCTGCCTGCCTTACAGCTTTTTGGACTGCTTCGTGGTCTATCTCGTCAACCTCTTCTTGCAGGACTTCCAGCACTTCCACTTCTTTGTCCTTGAAAGTGTATGTCATGCCGGGGTCATACTCTCCCGCTGCCCAGTCTTTCTGGAACTGTTCAAAATCTTTCTTGTATCTCTGGTACGGGTGATACTGTTCAGCTTGATACATACCCAGCATAACTTTTTCGTCGTCCTTATCGTCCCAGCTGTATAAATGCCAGCTTTCGTGGTTGTCATAATTCCATTTAGACAGATAAAGTTCCAGCCCGTCGAAGTATTCACCCTCTTTGACCATTGATTTCATCTGGTAGCAAGTGAACCCCTGCCCCTTTAGTTCCTCTTTGATTTTTTCATAGGACCTGCCGCCAGTTTTTATCCGGGCTTTTACAATCAGCGGCTTGTATTTCCTCATTTCCTCTTCAACGGCTCTTTGCATTTCTCTTTCCTTTCCAGTCTGTCTGCAATCCGCAACAGGCTTTCCATTGACTGTTTTATGTTTGCGTCAGTATCTTTGGTTATCTTCAACACGTCTGCAATGTCCCGAAGTTCTTCTGCCACCTCCACTGCTTCTGTGGCTTCTATGCCGTATTGCTTCATGCAGGAAGCGCATACTTGCGACCCCTCCGGGATAACATCACCGCATATCAGACAGTGTTCTGCGTTGTTTTCTGCTTCATAATTCTTCACTACTCCCACCCCTCTAATTTTTCAACACGGGCGGTCAATGCCTTTTCCCTTTCAATCAGTATCTGTATTTCATGTGGTGAAAGACCAGTGCTTTCATAGTCATACAGCTTTCTGGCTGCTTGATTGACTGTGACGTGTTCTTTCAGAACTGGTTTTCTTCCGTTCTGGCTATATTCAGTCAATGTATAGTGCTTTTCATTCCTCTTTTTCTGGGGCTTATGTTCCTTTGGCGTCATTTTCATGCCACGTTTCATCTGACTGTAATATGGCACTTGTTTTTTCATAATGCTGTCAACTGCTGCCATGCGTCATTCCTCCTGCAATATCGGTTCTTTGTCCTTTAGTTCCTCCCAGATACCCAGATACTTTGTAATTGTCACCAGTGCAGCTTCCGCACTGTAACAAACTGCTGTTTTATATCCCTGCTGGGTCAGTTGTTCCAGCCACCATTCTTGATTGTCTGTGGTCGTGTTCTTTCCCCACTTCATTTCCACATACAGACCGTGGAAGCCATCATGCGGGACCGGCAGAACCAAGTCTGGTACACCAGCTTTGACGCCCTCTGCTTTAAGGTTTGCGGCTTCCAGTTTGTTTCTGCTTCCACCATTCGGCACGTGGAATATCAGTTTTAATGCTGGGTATCTGTTTTCGTGCCATCTGCACCAGTCAATCACCCTCATTTGTTCCGTGGCTTCGCTACGCTTCATGTTGTATCTATTCACTGGCTTTTTCCTCTCTTTCGTCCAGATGGGTTGCCATCATATCCGCAATGTGAAGCATGGCTGCCAGTTTGCAGGAATTGAAAGCATTATTCATGCCATAGTCACCGCCCTTGAATGAATAATCAAAAGCCCCCATGTGCCAGCGTATAGCCATTATTTCTTCATCAGTCAGCGGCATATACCGCAAAATCTGTATGCAGGACTTTTCGCCGTGTCCTACTGGAAAAGCGTTTGTGTATGTATACTGGTCAACCTCTTTCCACTGTCCGTCTGGCTGCTTCTGGTTCTTCTTCTCAATCTTGTATGCGTCCATCTTGCACACGTCGTGAAGCAGTGCTACTATTGCCAGTGTTTCAAGCGAATACTGCGGCGTCATTTCCGGGCTGGTGTTTTCATCTTGTATCAGCTTCAAAAGTCGGCTGAATACATGGTTTGAATGCTCTGCAAGCCCTCCCGGATAACTGCCGTGATATTTTGTGCTTGCCGGGGCTTCAAAAAATCCGTTGTCTTCCAGATGTTTCAGCAGCTTGTCTGCACCCTCTCTGGTTATGTAGGCATACGCCGTTTTGAACTTTATTTCTTCGCTGTCTTTGGTCATTCTATTTGTCCTTTCTGGGGTGCGTTCTCACGCACCCACCAGTTATTCTGTTATCGGTTTTCTGTTTTTCGCTTGTAAAAAGCGGAGCGGAAGCCAATGCTGTTGGAGACGTGAGAACGAGGGTTGTTCAAGTACACGTTCGACGGACCGCCGTAGGAAGTGTTGTTGAAGCTAGACCCACGGAAAGGCACAGTTTCTTCTTCTCCACTGTCTACGAATATTCCTGCCATTTCTTCTTTCTGGTTCTCTGGAATGATACCCAGCTTGTGAAGAATGTCTGGCACTTCTTCCAGTCTGATTTCCATATCTTTGAAGTGGCAGCCGTTCCAGTCTTCTTTCGGTTCATCTGTGGTCACTACCACGCCTGCGCCCTCTGCTGATAACTTGATTGTCTTTCCCGCTGCTTCAACTGACTTCCATGCTTTGCTATCCGGGGAAAGGTCGGCAACTGCGGCGTCGTTGTTCTCTATGTACTGAATAGTGCCTTTTTTCAGTCGCAGTCCTGCTACCCATTCCAAGAAGTTCCCACAAAGGTCGAACACTCCGTCTGCGTCATGTGTATTACTCCAAGTCAGCGGACCAGTGCCGGGCAATGTATGGTAATGGTCGTATACTTCGCCTTTTTCCGACTGGTCAAAATAATACTTTCCGCAATCAGTGTTCCCATGTGGCATTGTTCCTGCTGCCCTGCTTTCGGCAATAAGATATTCCCATTCTGCATTCGTTATTAAGTGCCAGCCCTCACCCTTTGCCCTGCAAGCTGCGCTGACTTCATCAAAATTCATGCTGTGCGCTGGCTTCATGAATGGCAGTGAACATGGAAGACCGTTGACCATTGTATTGGTATACTTTGAAATATAAATTGCTTCCATTTCTTCGTTGCCAATGATAAACATTGGGTCAACTGGTTTCCCGGCTTCCGGGGTGTACTTGACCATGATTGATGGGTTTCCCAGTTTGTCAAAAATAACTACATTGTCATGCTTCATTTCCTTTTACCTCCGTTTTGTTGTATCTGGTTTTATGCTTCTATGAACTGGCGTGGGTCACTGCCTTGTAGGTATGTTTTCCCGTCCTTTTCATACAAAATTACTGTCCCGGCTCTCCGGGCTTCGTGTATTTCCTCTTTCATTCCAGAAGAAATGCCGTATTTGTCGCCAATTATCATGTAGCCACATTCTTTCAAAATTACTTTGCCTGCTGCCATACCTTTTTGACGTTCCAGCGGGTTTTCGTCGTCCGTGACTTCTGTTATATACAGATGGACCGTAACTGGTGCAAAGCCGTTGTCTATGGCAACTCTGGTCAAGTGCCTTGCATATTCCTTGTTGCGTGCTATGTCGCCCCGGTATGGGCTGCATATATACGCCATATTATTTCTGTTTCCCTGCATACTGCCTGCCCTCCATTTCTGCTGCCAGTTGTTCCCACTGTTCTTCCAAGTCCTTGATATTTCCGTATGTGCCACAGCTGCTGCAAACACTATTTCCGTAATGTTCTGGGCAATCATCACAGCAAAGGTGTTCTTCATGCAGCTGTTGTTGAAGCACTGCCATTGTGAATGATAGCTGCTGCCGCTTCTTTGGCTCTGGCAATTTTTCTTCAATCTCTGCTTCTGTTATCTGGTATTTACTTTTCAAGTCCTCATACATCTTCTGTGCGCCCGTCTTCTCACCTCCAACGCCCTCCAACGCAAGAACCTTTATTTTCCGCAATTTTGCAATGGCTTTTTCTCTCTGCTGTATCTGGTCCATATTCTCAATACCTCCGTAGATACTGCCATGACTGCGGCGCACGATATATGCCGTAGCATTCCAGCGGCTTTGGTTCTGGGAACTCCTGCACCATTGCAACTTCCCAGCCTGCAAGTGCTTTCCCTTTGCCGTATCTGTCTAACTGTTGAAGCGGTACGCAGCTTTTCTTTTCAATGTCGTGGTAGTCCTTAACCTCTATCACTTCCGGGCAGACGAACTGCCCGTATATGCAGCCCGTCCCGGTTATGTACGCAAGCACTCTGAATGGTCCTTTGACTTGCGGTTTGCTCTTTCTGATTTCCAGAAGTTTTTCGCCTGCTGCCATCTTGCGCCACCAGCGTTCATGCAGTGACAGCACTATGACTGGCATTTCAGCTATCTGGGCGTCAGTCCACTTCTTTTTCTCCATCTTTGTTCCTCTCTTCCTCAACTGCTACAATCCCGGCAAATACACGGTCCGCACACGGAACGGCAATGCTGTTTCCCAGTGCTTCGTATCTGGTTGTGTCTGACATTTCCTTGCCGCTTGCACCATATCTGGTCCAGTCGTCCGGGAAGCCGTCAAGTCTTTCGCATTCAAGCGGTATCAGTCGGCGCACTCTGTATCGAATGAACTGAACTGCATTTCTTAACAGGTCCCTTGCAACTTTCCAGATACCCTGCTTTTCTCCCGGCTCTTCTACTGGTGGAAAGTCGATATAATAATCAGCTTCATTCTGGCAGCCTGCCACGCTGCACGTTCCCTGCCCTGCGTCGTCCAGAAGCGTTTCTGATATGCCGTGCTTTTTCACACAGTCTTTGCAAATGCAAGCCCAGTATCTGCCGTCTTCGTTCTTTACAAAATCATCAAAGCAGACCACATCATTTTCAATCACAAAGCTGGTATCACCTCTGACGCTGGAATTTGCACCAGCAGTCATTGTGTTTGCCGTTTTACTCATTCGGTAGCCGTGGTGCTGGTAGGCTTCGGCAAATTGTAAATTCTTTTCTACAATCATTGTTTCACTGCCCCCCCCATTATCACCGCCGCTGGCTCTCAATGTCCCTACGCCTTTTGCAAACCCTCCAAAACTTGAAAGTCTGAATGCTTCCGGGACTGCCACCGCGTGTCTGTCTGCTGCTGTTAATGTGTAGCTGACGTCTTGACCAATGCCCAGCTGGTTTCCACCATTCTTCCCGGTTCTGCCAATGGCGTTGCCTGCGAATGTGTAAACTGTTGCTGGCGGGTTCTTTGTCAGCGTCGGGCTTTTTCCCTCTTCATAGCCAATGCCACTGGCTTTTCCGCTGTTTAGTGGTGCGAACCCTGCTGCAAATCCTCTATCTGCTGTTTCAGTGCCTTTTCCAGCACCTCTGGCAGTGTTCTTCCTCTCTGTTCTGCCCTGCGAAGTATACCCAAGCACGCTTTCGCACTCAAATAATATTTCTGGGGCACATTCTCCGCTAAAATCGTGTACAAGGTAGATACGTTTTCTACGCTGGGGCACTCCCCAGTATTGAGCGTCCATCTGTCGCCAAGCTGTACTTCCTGCGCTGCTTCTAACCATTCCGCTGGCTGCCCATTTTCGACTATTAGGCATTGGAATATAGGTTTTTGTGATTTCTTCAAGCACCCTGCGGAAATCCTGCCCTTTATTGCTTGAAAAAGCCCCTGCCACATTTTCCCAGATGATGTATTTCGGGTATTTTCCATTTGTTGCACCTCTCATTTCGTAAATTATTCTGATTGCTTCAAAGAATAGCTGTGACTTTTCGCCGTCCAGCCCCTTTTGATTTCCTGCGGTTGATAAGTTTTGACATGGTGAACCGAAGCTGATTATATCTACCGGGGGAATTTTCCCGCCGTCAATCTTCGTTATGTCCCCCAGATGTTCAATATCCGGAAAATGCTTTTTCACAATGTCTACACAGTCGTCAATGATTTCACTTGCCCAGACTGTCTTTATTCCGTTTTGTGCTGCTGCCAGTGGAAAGCCTGCTATACCATCAAATAGGCTGCCCAGTGTCAGTGTGTGTTGTATCTGGTCCATGTTTTCCTCCTAGATTTTCAATGTCTGCCCCGGATATATCAAATTCGGGTTCTTGATGTTGTTTTTTCTTGCGATTTCATAACATCTGCTGCCGCTTCCTAAAAAGCGTTTTGCAATGTTCCAAAGGTTGTCACCTTTTTGCACAATGTATGTGCCTTTTCTCTCCTGCTGTGGCTCTGGTCTGGTGCAGCTGTCCCAGTTTATGTCTTTGTAGTAGGCTTTTTCTGCCATTGACCCGCAATACTCACAACGCTTGCCCAGTTCCACTTCTGCGCCACAAAATAAACATTTCACTTTTTGCCCTCCGTCACCGCATAAACTCGTTAGCCAGTTCAATTCTGATATATAGAATGTGTTCCAGCTGCCCGACTTGAAACTGTGTGAACTGTTCTGCTGGTATCTGTTCTGCCAGTGGTTCTGTTCTTGACCAGTCCCACATCACATCAGTTTTTCTGTATGTTTCCATGCCAATTCCGAACCGCTCTACCTTGCGTTGTTCGTTAATTCTGGCGTGTTCCACGCTGGCTGCATAACCTCTGTAAATCACTTGCCGTGCTGCATTCAAAATCACAATGCGGTCACTTTTAGTGGTCTTTTCCAATAACTCACCCAGTGTCATTCCTCTTCACCTCACTTGTAAAATTTGTGTTTCCCCATCTGAAAGAGAAAGTCAAGGTTTTCATTGTGCCACGACGGGTCATTTCCGCAACTTTCAAAGTACAGCGCACCCCAGCTTTCGTCCCAGCCACTTTCTACCAGTTGCAATGCTTTTACGCAGTCTTCGTCTGGCTCTGTGGTATACCATCTGCCGCCCGGCTCTGTAACTGAAAACTGTCTGGTCGGTTCTGTCTGGAAAATGACCTCTTCAATGCTGTTGGGGAAGTCTTTTGACCATGTGCGGTTCAGTACGACCAGCATTACCATTGCTTTTCCCTCTGTGCTTTCGCCCTCTGCTTCTGCCATTGCTATTTTCAGCAGTAGTTCTGCGTCTTCTGCGTCCCAGTCGTATGAATATATCATGCTTTGATATGTCGGCTTCGGCTCTGGCTGGCTCTGGCTGGCTTCCAGAATGCTTGCTGCCCCTGCTGTCAGCTTTGTTCTCTCTGCTTCTGGCTCTGCTGCCTGCTGCTTCTGTCCTCCGTTTATTGTCATTGTGGCTGCTGTAATTGCCACGACTGCTGAAATCACGAAGAATACTGCTGCCGCTGCTATGTAATATCTGTGCTGGTTCAGCCAGCGCATACGGCGTCTGCATTTTCTTATCTTTTCCAGCGTCATTCTTTCTTTTTGCAACTCTTCCTACCTCCTTTTTTTCTCTGCTTCTCTGGCTTTTTCCACATTTTCAAGTAGATGTGCCAGCCCGTTTCTTCGTAGTACACTGGTTCAATGCCCACAATGTTGAAATCTGGGAACTGCTTTTCAAAAAAATCTTTTCCAGCGTCGCTTGACTTCGCCAGACGTTCCACTTTCGCTTTGCTGTACTTACTATCTGCCGGGGGTCTTTCCACTGGTCTTTCAAGGTTTCTACTGCTGGACCAGCGTTTTTTCCCTTGCGGGTCTTTCGTGATGTACTTGCAAAGGGCTTCAATGCCGTTTTCATTCAGCTGCAACCGGTCTGCATTGACCCAGCCCATCTTTTTGACTGTGTACTTTGGGTCGCTATCAACTTTTTTCCAGTTGATACGTTCATTCGTCCACATCATTTCCACAACATCACGGTCTAATCCACCATTCATGATGATATGATGGTGTATTCTCTTCAAAATGCTGCCGTCCTTGTTGTAGCTGTATTCTGTCACCAGAATATATTTAAGGGGTTCAAGCCCCATCTTTTTTCTGCGATACGCTATGCGGCGCAGATAATTACTGACTATGTTTTCTGCTTCCTCAACTGTACCCGGCAAGTGGTCTTTGTCGTATGTGCATGATACGTGCAAATCTCCTATCCCAAAATTGCCATTTCCAAGCTGTACCAGATAGCGTCTGGCGTTCTTGTCGTTCAAGTCCTTTTGTTTTGGCTCTGTGACCTTATGGCGTTTATTCCTCTTACCCCTCACGGCTCTTTCTGCATTGTCCGTTCTGGGTATTATGTCTACTTCCCGGTAGCTGCCGCAGTCCACTTTCTTTTCCCGTATGAACACGCTGCACTTCCTTTTCTGTTCTCCTATACCTTTTTAGCGTAAAAGGGTGCTACCAGAAGCACTGTTCATACTCCTGCTTATTATCCATATTCCGTAAGTATATATATTTTTATATATTCGTGGGAATGTTAATACCCCATACAAGCCCGTTTACTGGGATAAAACCCAGCTTTTTCAAGGCTTTTCAGCCTATTTTTTCTTGACTTGCTTACGCCAATATGGTATAATAAACATTGAAATTGATTTATAACATATTGACTGAAAAAGCCTTTGACTAATGTGTTTCCCGGCACTTATTCAAAGGCTTTTTACTGCCTTTCTTTCCGCAGCTTTTCCGCTATCTGCGGGACCCATAAAATGATTGCCATTTCCAGTGCAAGCCCTATGGGTGCTTCGCACATTTTCGCCATCAGATGTGTGTATGCGTCTGCTGCGTTCAGTTTTTCTATCCAGTCTGGCGTCGGGTGCTTGTCCTGCACCTTTTCTTTCATTCTCTGGAAGCCTGCTGCCAACTCTTCCAGAAGCTGCACTGCTTCTTCTGGGAAGTGTGGCTTGCCGTCGTCCCCGTATGTAACAATTTCAAGCACCCGGTCAAACTGCTGTTCTTCCTTTTCTGTCAATATCATGCCGTCTTCTTTTTCCTTTCCGGCTCTGGTTCTTTCACTGTGACAGTAACTTTCACACCCTCACGCTTTGAAATAATCATTGCCAAAGTGTCAAAGAAGCGTTGGGCATTGAATGTGCCTTGTACTTCCATCTGCGCCACCTCCTATGCCGTCTGTGGCTGTCTGCACGCCGTCTTCTGGCGTTCCTGCTGAATACCCAGCATATAGCCCAGAATGAACATTTTGTTGTCCTCATTTAATTTCTGGAACTCCTGCGCTGACTTCTCAATCAATTCTTTCTTCTTATCCTCTGCCATGTCGTTTCCTCCTTTTCTTTGTGTGGTCCCCTTGCTATAATTGAACTATCAGCCGTGGCAGGGCTGGCAATTCATAGCAAAGGGGGTGTGTATATGCTGGAAACTCCAAACGTAAAATCTGTATACTATAACAAGCCGTGTGATTTCACGCTTGAAATTTACGCCTACCGCAAATTGACCAAAGATGAAATTCTACAAGCTGCACAGCTTTTCAAAATTCAAAATAAATGGTCAACTTTTCCTCATGGTAAAAAGTACAAATGGTACGCTACTCATGAAGATACTTTTTAAGTGTTTCTATCAAAATTTTTACTTCTAATTCCCCATGTAGTATCAGTGTTGGTCGCATGGGGAAGATTTCTATTGCGTCAATGTCTGGGTGTTCCTCAATCCCAAAAATGACATTCTTTTCAAATTCTTCTTTTTCTTCCTGCGTCACTTCTGCTTCTGGTCCCTCTGGGTCAATATCTACAACGACAACGCCTGCCAGCGTATCGTCTTTTGTGAAGTTCAGCACTGCTGCCACCTCCGTTCTTGTTTTGGGCTGTCAGCCCATTTTTCAGCACTTGTCTAGTGCTTATGGGTACATTATAGGCGCACTTTTTGTGAATGTCAACCCATTTATGCAAATTATTTTTTATTTTTGGGTTGACTTGCCCATAAAATAGATTTATACTGAAATCACAATCAAACAGAAAGGGGGTTCATTTGCACAATGGAAACTTACGAACGTGTCAAGGAATTGAGAAAGAATTTTCTTAAAATGTCGCAAACTGCATTCGGGCAGCGTCTGGGCGTCAGTCGTGATGTAATAAAAAATATAGAATTGAACGCACTGGCAAAGCCAGAACAAAAACTGTCACTATTGAAGCTAATCTGTAAAGAATTTTCAGTTAGCGAAGAATGGCTGCTGAATGGAAATGGTGAAATGTTTGCCAGCAATGAAGCTGAATACGGCGCACTTATTGACCAGATAATGACTGGGGAAAATGAGTTTGCAAAGAACATCTTCAAAACATTTGCACTATTTGAGGAAGAAGACTGGGAAGCATTGCGGAAAATGATTGAAAAATATCTGACTGTTTCAGATACCGAAAGTGTTCCGGCTTATGATGATGTTCCAGACACACCAGAAGAATTGGAGAAGCAATTCCCGCCAGTGCAAGACAGAAGCGACGTTGGGTAGTCCCTTTGCAGGGACACCCAGCAGCCCCGCTTTATTTTTTTATAATAATTAGTTGTGTCGTACCTTTGAAGTTGATGTTGATATACATGGTATTGTTGCTGCTGTAATATATTGCATATATTTTATTGCTGCTATGGTATATGTATTTCTTTCTCATTATCTCCCACGACCTTTCTTTGCGGAAAAGCTGGGTGCTTTTCAATTATAAAGTCGTGATATGATTACAACTACTGGCAAATGTTGGAAATAAAAACACCCGAAGTGCTGGGAACACTCCGGGTGTGTGCAAAGATAATGTTATACCAGATACAACATACCGTCTGCATTTATTATATTACCACTTGCAGGCGGGAAATAAAAGGCAATTAGGTGATACTATGAAAAGAAAAGAAGTTGCGGCAGGGCTTGTCCGTGTCGCTTTATATATTCGTGTTTCCGGGGAAGAGCAAAAAATCAAAGGTCTTTCACTGGAAGCCCAGCAAGAACGGCTGGAAGCATACGCAAGAGAACGTGGCTGGGTTATCGTCGGCATATACATTGACGTAGCCAAGACCGCCAGAAAGAATATACACAAAAGAACTGAATTTCAAAGTATGATGGAAGCCGTCAAGCGTGATGAAGTAGATATTTTACTTTTTGCCCGGCTTGACCGCTGGTTTCGCTCCGTGGCTGATTATTACAAGGTCATGGAAATATTGCAGGCGCACAACTGCGACTGGAAGACTACTGACGAAGAGTATGACACCACCACGGCAAATGGTCGGCTATACATCAACGTGAAGCTGTCTATTGCCCAGAACGAAGCGGATATTGACGGGGAAAGAATAGACGTGGTATTTGACAGCAAGATTGCCCACGGCACTGTCGTTTCTGGAAGTGCCCCTTTTGGCTTCCGTGTTAATTCTGAAAAGCGTCTGGAAATCATTTCAGAAGACGCAGCCATTGTGCAGGACGCATTCAATTATTTTGAAAGTACAGTTTCGCAGCGTGCCACGGTCCGATATATCCGGGAAACATACGGCGTGAACTGGTGTGACGCCACTTTCAGGCGAATGCTGAAAGAAGAACTGTACACGGGTGTATATAACCGGGGCGGCAGATACAATGCGAACTTCTGCCCTGCTATTATTAGCCGTGAACAATTTGACCGGGTGCAGCAATTATTGAAACGCAACGTGCGGACCACTCCCGCTGGCAGAACTTATATTTTCACATCAATTTTGACTTGCGCTGAATGCGGTCACAAGCTGGTTGGCTATGTGTCACGTGGCTTTTATTATTATCGTTGCAGCCAACATTTCCAGCGTGGCAGATGTATTCATAACCATTCAGCAAGGGAAGACGCTGTGGAAGCGTGGTTATTTGAACATCTGGAGGAAGAACTGGAACGCTGCAAACTGGAATGGGAGGTGCAGGCAGCTGAAAAGAAGCGGTCTATCAATGCAAAGGACAAAGCGACGCTGAAACGGAAGTTGACCAAATTAAAAGAACTTTATGTGAATGAACTAATTGACATTGAGGAATACAAGAAAGATTATGAGATTTACACCGCAGCACTGAACCAAATACCAGACGCAGGGCAAGACCCACCGCCAAATTTTGAAGCCGTGGAACAACTGCTGCAAACAGATTTCAAAAGTTTATATGATACTTTGACCCGTGAAGAGAAACGGACGTTGTGGCGTTCTGTGATTAAAGAAATCAGAATTGACAATGACCAGAATATAACGGGTATTTCTTTCGGGTAGTGTTGTACTAATTGAACACTACCCGTAGGCTCATCACATAAAATGGCTTCCGGAGATACTGCAAGCGCCCTTGCGATTGCAACTCTTTGTTGTTCACCGCCGGACAAATTGATTGGGTAATCATTTTCCTTGCTTTCTAA